ATTATCCACCATGATTAAAGCCTGTTTATTTGGTTCAGTGACTGATAACTCATGTTTCCCTGTACCTAACGTAGTAAAGTCAAATGGTAATGATGTAGAGAATCCAGATAATCTAAATTTCAAATCATCAACTTTAGCAACAAACATCAAATCAGGCATAACATTTGTTCCACATTCTACAGGTGACAATGTTATATTATCGCCTGGAGTTACTCCACCAATATATGTCCCTGCAATAGAGATCGTATTGGTAGTTGCATATCCAGTTCCACCAGTAACAACACTCACACCAGAAATGTCTAAGTTAGAATCCCTAGTTACATTAAATGTGGCTCCCTGACCACCACCATCATTGGTTGAAGGTATGTTGGTGTAAGTTGTTTGTATTCCAACTCTCGATCCTGTTGTTTTAGTAACAGGGAAAGATAAGTTGTTTGCTGGTGTAGCACCACCAAGATATGTACCAGCGATACTTACAGTATCACCTACAATATAATCTCTACCACCGTTGATTAGAGTGACAGCAGTGGATATACATTGGCCAGTGGTTTGATCAAAATCAAACTTAACTTGGAATATAGAACCACTACCACTACCACCTTGGCCAGGCACACCACCATCTGCGTTACCAAATCCATAGATCCTAAACAGAGGGCCTGGAGGATTTTCTGTTACGGCAGTTCCTGTTACAGGGCCTGGAATCTGAATATTATAACCATTTTCATACATCGCACTTCCACCAATACCAGATGTAACTACAGACATAACAATGTCTTTTGTTCCTGTGGCATGAGATGTAGTTGCAATACCGACCCTATTGCCGCCCTTAGTGTCTAGACGTACAGGTTGACCAGTTTGGAAATCGTGATTTTGTATCTCTATGATATTGAGGATAAGATCCACATTAGTAGGAACGTTTCCAGATGAACTAACTTGGAATTCTTTTTTGAAAACTGGTTTTCCGCCAGTAGATAATTGGAATTGTTTACTACCAACCAAAGTTCCTGTTCTATCATGAGTACCATTGAAACCATTGGAAATATCATCTAAGTTCAAGACTTTATTAGTCTTGTTCATAATGAAACTCTTAATTGGTCTACCTTCTGGGAAGAAGATTCTCTGTATTGATCCATCGGGTAAAGGATCATCCTCTGTAACAATGGCAAAGTTGTCTCTCTTACCCATGTAGATTTCATTATCAATATTGATGACTAAATCAACTTTCGTATCTACAGGTCTAACCTTCATGTTAGGACGGTTAGGATATATGAGACTGTGTGGTGTGCTTGTATGTGCAGCACCAACCATTCTTACCTTTGTTCCGTCAGGTCTTGTATGAACATGAAAATCACCAGTGTATTCTTCACCATCCACATAACCAATAAGATTAGGTGGTAAGTTTGATGTATCGAGGTTATCTTTAGGATTACTCTCAATAATTAAATCAGAAAACTCTAAGAAACCAGATGGATGAACTATTGATTTTACAGATTCTTTCCATGTTGAATATGGCAATCTACTCTTAACAGAATATGAGAACTTCTGGAAGTAGAAGTTATCTGATAATCTTTGACTAAAATCGTTGAGTATACCAACGTTCATGTCATTCTTAGAAACTTTATCTCTAGTAACTCCAACTGTAGTTTCAACACTGAATCTGTTTACATCCCTTACTTCACCTCTTAATTTGGAAACTTCACCAAATAATATATCCCCAGCTTTTAAGGAACCTATGGTATCTCTCAGTCTTAACTGACCTATGTTTACATCCCAGCCATTTTCCGCAACTATACCTTCAAATTTGGTAGATGTTACTTTTTCACCTGATAAGTATTTGGCGTCATCAATAATTGTCATACTGAATTTTGCCATATCATTGAAATTAATAATACTTCCTAAAGTAAAGTCATCATCATAACTTCCTAAAGTAACTGTAGAAATTCCAGGCGCATCTGCCATACTAAACTGCACAGTTGCATTTGTTGTGTTTACTCCTGTGACTGTATAGAATGAGAAGTCATAATCAGCTGAGTTAAAGTTTCCTTCTCCAGCAAGAATAGAATTTGGTTTTAATCTGCAACCCTCAAGGAATACTTTGTCACCAATAGCGAAAGGTAGTTTAGTTTCTGTAGATGCAAATCCAGTTGTTACTGGTATATTGAATTGTTGATCTAATAACAATTCAGCAGTAACAGTAGTACCACTATGACTAATAGCGTCTATGTCATAACCATTTGAGTTATTAGTTGTAATGATACTTAGAGGTTCTTTAAATTCAAAAGCATTTTTGATTATATCAACTCTATCTACGGCTCCACCAGATACATGAGCTGCAATTTGGACATTACTGTTACCACGAACTGCAAGTGTGGGTGGTTGGTTATATCTTGTTCCACCATCAGTCACTCTGATCTCATCCATTCTAGCAATACCACTTATGTCAACGATTGCTGGTACACTTAAGAATGGCAATAGAGTTGGGTCTGTGGGATAATCAAATCCATCTTTTATTCTTTCAATAAGATCTATTTTACCAATATCAGGAGATGATACTTTTACAATTCCATCTTGACCCTCTGTGCTTGCAAAACCAATGACTTTAGGTAGAATTGTATATCCTCTGCCTGGGAAATTGATCTTAGTTCTAAAGATAGGGCCTTTAGCATTAGATGAAGTTGTACTATAAGTGATGGTGCTTACACCAACTCTAGAAACAAATTTCTGTGATTCTAATGGTTTTTCTTTTAAGTTGAAGGAGAAATTCTTATCATCAATTTTAATAATCTCATGTTCATTTCTTAAAACAAGATCTTTAAATGTTATATTGTTTCTACCAGTAACTTCTATATCAGATGATCCATATGTCTTTCTAGCATCTGATGGAACTACAGGTGTAAGGTTGTAGAAGGTTTTTCTTGGCCAATCAGTGGTAGTCTTGATAGTTACAGTTGCATCAGTATTACCAGATATGCCATCTCTAACAATATTGAATCCTGTATCGTTAGTTCCGTTTACATCTAACTGATTTTCAAAATTAACGTCATCAAAGAAATCTAATTGCATGTCCAATAGACTTTGATCAGAAACATCAAATGTTATCGTATTACCAGTTGTAAAAGTAAGAGGTGGGTTTATCTTGGCAAGAAAACTAAGATTACCAGCAGATGATGTGCTTACTGTTGATATTGATACTGGATTAGAATCAAATACATCAGATTTGTACTTACACAATTTTATAGAGTCTGTATTTTCTCTAAGAACAAAATATGTCTCATTATTGATCAATCCAGTGATGGAATTTCCATTATCATAGTAAACAACTTTGTCACCGCTCTGTAAGTCTTCATCATTGATGTTTATTTCAGTTAAATCAGCTGAAAAACTTGTATAAGTGAATCCTACCTTCTTAGTAGTGATTTTAGCTAAAACTGGATCATATCTAATAATTATATCTTCTGTAGATTGAGGTAAAGCGTCAATTGTAATTATATCACCATCCTTAAGTTCGTGATCAGACTTTACTCCGACCTTTCCAAAGAATTTTTCAACTTTTGCGGTTACTTCGTCAAAAGCAGTTGCTAAAGAGTGTGCAAATCCAGAATTAGAAGCAACATTGTAGAACCATATCGCATCAGCAGCTGTAGAGAACGCTACAGTAGCTAATCCAATGTAATCTTGTTCAAAATTGATTGCATATACATCACCATCAGGTAACACCTCTGTTCCTACACCAGATGTTGCACCAGCAGCAACTTTTGCCCAAACAAGTGAAGTTCCACCAATGCCCATGTTATAAACTAACTTTTGACCAGTAAAGAACTTATGATCTTTGATGAAAATTCTTTGTTGCGGTACAAATCGGTTTTCTACAGTTTGTATTGTGCTTAAACCTGTAAGTGGCAATGTATAATGAGTTCCTGTAGAACCAACACCAACTGTTTGTTGTGGATTGAAGTAAGTGATATAATTTTCAAATGTAAATCTAGTTACGGTAGAATTACCAACAGGGAAAGAAAACTTAGTGGGTTTTAAGATAACATTGTCAGTTCCAGCTGCATGGGTCATTGCAGCACCAACATAATTTTCCCTATTTACAAATAATCTAGAAAAATTAGTATCTATTCCAGTAACAACAAATTTTTCTGTGCCTATTCCAATATTATCACTTGGAGTAAATCCTCTTGTGTCAGTTACAAATATATGTGTGCTTACACCAGTAATAGTTACGTTGTTTAAGAATGTTGTTAAGCCTACACTTCTGTTAACAACACTTACTTTCCTAAGACCATTAAATTCAGTAAATTGGGATGTGTTTATACCACTTATAGAAATAGTCTCTCCATTGAGAATATTATGTGGTTCTGTAGTGACACCAATTATTTCTTTTTTGTTTAATCTTACTCTAGTATTGACAAATGTAGATATTCCTATCTCTACAGTATCAATATCTTTACCTAGAACATCACTTACAACAATGTTAGCACCAGAACCATTTGTTCCTGTAGCATCTAGAGTTAGTGTGTCATTTACTCTGTATCCATCTCCTCTAGAGAAAATAGTTACGGAGGTGATGCCAGCACTTCTAGTTTTAGTGACTTCAAACTCTTGTTTTAATGCATCTTTAACATCATCAATAAGTTCATAATCAGAATTACCAAACGAGAGATAATATGGTGATATATTTCTAGTAAGGTTTCTAGAAATAATATCAATATCCTGATTGAAGAAAGTTACGAAATTTTCTTCTATCGGAGTGTCCTTAAAGCTACTTCCAAGAAGATATGGGTATTTTGGTTTAGCAACACCACTTGAGTCAATATCAACACTATAGAAGTATGCATATGTCCCATCAGGGAACTGTG